GTTGGGGGGGGGGGTATGCGCAAGCGATCGCGCATTTATTAGAGCGATGCGGCGAAAGCTTGCTAAAAAGGCATTAAAGCGCGAGTTTAGGGAAATTAGGCGCGCGCTAATAAAAGATCTGTTTGAGTATCGCGATGCCGCATTGTCGCTATACGGTAATGTAATCAAGGGGAGGCAATTATGACCAATTGGCATAGCGAAACAATCGAGCGCTTTAAAGGATTGCCCGTAGAATCGCTCGAGTATATCAAGGGGGATGCTTATCAAGCGGCAACAATAGGCGAGACAATAGGAAATCCAAAAACGGGGCAGTATTGGGACGAATTCCACTATGCTGCAATGGAGTTAAATAAGAGGGCGAAACCATGCTAATAAACGAAACCAATCCAACGATACTACCATACGATCAAGCGATTGATGCGGCCTCCGATTGCCGCAAATCAGATCCAGAATGGAAATATACGGTCGAAATAGAGGCGCGTACAGGCCTCGCCAAAATCGCGGTATATGACGAAAATGCTGTTAAATTAGGTTATCTATAAGGGGAAATCACAATGCTAGTATTCAATTATGCAAGTAAAAAAGTATTAAAAGAGCAAGTCGGACAACGCCTAGACTATATCGAAACCAGTATTTTCGGCGAAGAATACAAGCGCGATGGCGTGTTAACAGGGGCGAATCGTCCTCACATTACAGGCAAGGGGCGCGAGTTTTTCGCTAACGTAACCATGCGCGATGGTCTTATCGCGGCAGTTAAATAAGGGGGATATATGACACACGAAAAAGCACTCACAAAGGCGCTAGTCCTATGCGTGACTGCGCCAGAACATAGGCTAGGGGATGCGCTTAAACTCGCGCACGAGATCGCATCAATGTGTACGCCCGCCGAAGTAGCGCGGGCAAAAGAGCAAGCGCAGGGGATAATGGAATGAAAACGAATAGATCAATCGAGATGGAAAATAAATTGCTTAAGTGTTTCTTAATTGTTTGCGGGCTGATAGGATTCTACACCCTCGGCGTGTTAACTGAGCCGAGTATTCTTAAGCAAGAGCGGCGCGAGTCTAACCTATATGCCACGATGGTTTGCTTAGGCATTGAGACAGATATGGCCTATGGATGGCCTAACTACAAGCGATTGGAGGTGCAGTGTGACTGATTGGGAGAGCTTTAAAGTAGAGCCTAAGCAAGGGGCTAGGCCAGACAAGAATCTTGCTGTGGGTAGCCCCCGCTCGATGTGTGTACGATGTTGGGAGGTATTCTCGACCGAACGCAATTTTGACAGGCATTTAAAAGGGAGCGCAGCAGAAAGATTCTGTGTGCAGCCGAATGCGGTAGGGCTAGTGCAACGAGCAAACGGGGATTGGATTGAGGGAGGCCGCGATCAGCCGACACACTGGGAATAGGATTAAATTAAAGCGTCCCCCCGAAGGGGGACTGATCACACCACAAGGGGGAGGAGGATGCATTGCGATCTAGTGCAGGTTAACTGCTCTCCCCATATACCGCAAGGGGGAATAAATGTCTGATTTTGAATTAGTTTGTAGCAAGTTGGAGGGGATTCGGCGCAAGGGGAACAAGGCAATGGCCTTGTGTCCTGCGCATGACGACAAGTCGCACTCACTTAGTATTCTATACCGCGAGGCAGATGATAGGGTGCTGCTTCACTGCTTTGCGCAGGACTGTAGCGCAGAGTCAATTCTAAAGGCCGCAGGGCTTGCGTGGAGGGATATCTACCCTAATGATGGGTCGCCCTATACACCAAGGGTCAGTAAGCATACACGCGAGGAGGTTAAGTCTGCCGAGTGGTTGTTAGAATTAGTACCAGTATGGGCGAAGGAAGGGGTAGCATTTACTGAGAAGGATAAATCAGATATTTATGAGGCGCAGCGGATAGTTAACAGCGCGAGGGGGATAACAAATTGAACGGATGGATAAGGCTCGACAGAGGTATTCAAGATAATTTTCTATGGCAAGAGCCTGAAGCTTTGAAACTATGGCTGTATCTACTGATGGCCGCATCATTAACGGATAAAGCGACAGCGTTTAACGGGCAAATGCTCAACATAAAGCGGGGTCAATTGGTCTTCGGTTTGAATGCCGCGAGTGCCAGATTAAACATCTCAATACGGCGTTTGAGAAAGTACCTAAATTGGTTTGAAACTGATGACATGATTGACAAGCAAATCACCAACAAATTCTCAATCATTTCAATAACTAACTACAGTCAGTACCAAGATGCGGGCAAGCAAGCGTCAAGCAAGAGTCAAGCAACTGCCAAGCAAACGTCAACAACTATACAAGTAACAAGTAACAAAGAACAATCTATACCGCCGACAGTAGATGAAGTGAGGGCGTATTGTGACTCGCGCAGCAACGGGATTGATCCTGAAATGTTCATCGCGTTCTATGAAGCGCGCGGGTGGAGGATCGGCAAAGACAGAATGAAGTCTTGGAAAGCCTGTGTAGTTACATGGGAGAAACGTAGGCAAGAGCAGACCCCTACTCGCGAAGCATCATGGGGGGTTGAGCTATGAAGCTTCCTCAAGGACTAGAGCTAGAACAATACCTTGAACTTACTGGCATGATGGAGGCATCTCAACTCCACTCGGCGGGCAGGTGGCATGATGAGGTAGTCGAACGATCCAAAGGCCAAAAGATATGGGGTGCTAAGCTTCCGTGGCCTAAGACGCATGACACTTTTCGTTTAAGGCAGGGGGAATTAACCATATTTGGTGGCGCTAATGCGTCAAAGAAATCCCTAATTTGCGGAGAGATAATACTGAGTCTACTCAAAGAGTCTAAGGTCTGCCTCGCGTCCCTAGAAATGAAGCCGAGCGAATCCCTGTACCGGATGCTAATGCAAGCGGCGGGGGCGAAGGATGGTACGCCCGCAGAATCCTTCATTTCTGAATTTAGCGAGTATGTTGACCAAAACCTAGTCATATTTGACCAGTTAGACACGGTCAAGCCGGAGCGAGTGTTATCCATTATTCACTACTGCGTTAAGGAATTGGGCTGCAAGTATGTCTTTGTCGATTCCCTCGCGAAATGTGGCACGGGCTTTCAGGATTATGTTGCAGAGACAGAGTTTGTGAACAAGCTACAGCACTGCGCCAAGACATTAGATGTCGGTATTATATTAGTGGCTCATATCAGAAAGCCCCCACAAGCTGACGACAATTGGATACCCGACAAGTATTCCATTCGCGGGGCAGGTACGCTTACCGACATGGCAGATAATGTCTTGCTCACCTGTAGTAACGCGAAGAGAAAACAGCTCAAGGAATTAGCTAAGATGACCGAACTAGATGAGAAGCAGCAGGAATTTTTATCCAAACACAAAGACCAAAAGCTCATCGTAGCCAAGCAAAGACACTCTGGTGGATGGGAAGGCACATACAATTTTTACTTCCATGATAACAGCTTACAGCTCACCGAGCAGGAGGATCGGCCTAGAAGATTTTATTTCAATACAATTGTTGACAAGGATATTTAATCTATATTACGATGATTACACATTCTGAGGAGGATGATATGAAATACATTAAAGAGTGGCTCGCTGAGCCAACAACCGCGACACAATATCTTATTGACGGTGACATAGATTGGGACGTAGTACCCAAAGATGACATCGACAAGATGATCTTCTCTGTACTGCATGACGCAGATGCCAATGAGTATCTGTGTGACATCATGCTCTACCATGCCGACCCTGAAGTCCTGCGCGGCTGCATCCATAAGTTAATTACGAACAAAGCTGACACGCTTACTTACTCTGTCATCTTTAGGAGAGAGATGCGCGAGGCTGTTATGTCTTTCATTACGGATGTTGCCACTCGCGAGATTGGCATAGCTGAGACTGCATTAGCTGTGTACGGTCACGAGTATGCGACTACTGAGCAGGTCATGCACAGCATTCGCGATGACCAACACGAACAAGCATATTTCTAGGGGGATATCATGAAACAATCAGAATCAATAGCAAACCTAGCAGCCGCAATGGCTGCGGCACAAAGCGAGATGGGGGCAGCAGTCAAAGGCTCATCAAATCCATTCTTTAAGTCTAGTTACGCTGATCTAGGTGCTGTCATACAAGCAGTCAAAGCCCCATTCGCGAAGCATGGCCTGAGCTACGTCCAGTTCCCTGTTAATGGGCAGGGTGGGATTGGAGTATCTACACGCCTCATGCATTCATCCGGTGAGTGGCTAGAGCAGGAGTTCTTAATTCCTCTGGGCAAGTTAGATGCGCACGGTGCGGGGTCAGCTATAACGTACGCTAGACGGTACGCTTTGCAGTCTATCGCCGGTATCCCTGCCGAGGATGACGATGGAAACGCTGCATCCACTAAGCCTAAGCACCCTTCACATCCCGCAGCGAAACAGTCTGCGCCGGATTTCTTTTAATGAGAAGGGATGTACGATGCGGGACTTGCAGTCAATGGGTAGAGCCAAATTACTACCCGTTCTGCAAGCCTTGCAAGGATCTAATAGACCTGACTAACAAATTGTGGAGGACTCATGAGAATAATAGATTGCGAACAGGGAAGTGATGAGTGGCTGTCAGCTAGGCTAGGTGTCCCGTCTGCCTCACAGTTTTCTAAGATAGTTACTGGCAAAGGGGGTAAGTCTACGCAGGTAGAGGCTTATATCAATCAGCTAGTCGCTGAAGAGCTAACAGGCGAGACTACGTTGGTCTACGTTAACGAACACATGAAGCGTGGCACTGAGTTAGAGCCAGATGCGCGTGAATTGTACGAAGCCCTGACAGGTCAAACTGTTCAGGAGCTAGGGTTCTGTCTGCACGACACTGTGAACGCAGGTTGTTCGCCAGACGGATTAGTGGGGGAGGACGGAGGGCTAGAAATCAAATGCCCTGCCCCTGCTACGCATGTGGAGTGGGTGAAGGCAGGAGTATTACCTTCTAAGCACTTGCAGCAGATCATGGGATGCTTGTGGGTCACAGGCCGTCAGTGGTGGGACTTTATGTCCTATCACCAGACCATGAAACCTTTGATCGTTCGTGTTGAACGCGATGAGGAGTACATAGCAGCATTGGCAGAACATGTAACCAATGCAGCGTTAAAAATCAAACAAGATGTTAACCAATACTTTCAGTAGGGGGTGCTATGAAGGGAAGGAGGAGTTTAAATAATGCGCTTATAAGCATCGACATAAATTACGATTGTGGAGAGGC